TCAGATGTGAGCTTTACAGATATGAGGATTCTGTTGTTGATACAGGAGTGGGTGATATTGATGATAACCTAGAGAAAGCAGGTTACATTGAAACACTTACTCTAGTGTCATCAGGAACCACTGCAGTACTTTCTACAGGAATAGTTGATGGTGCTATTAGAGAGTTCACTATAACTAATAGAGGATGGGATTTCACCAGTCTTCCAAGGGTTGCTATTTCATCTGCTCCTTCTGAAGGATTAACTGCTGTTGGTGTAGCATCTATGAGGGATGATATAGTAGATTATGATGGAGAGAAATCTTATAAGATTCAAAGAATAGATCTTATTAATCCAGGTTATGGATATACTATAGGTCAAGAACCAGAAGTAGTTGTAGTTGGTGGAGGTGGAGTAGGATTTGCTGCTACTGCTGCTATATCTGATGGTGCTATTGGAATAGTCACAATTACCTCAGGAGGTACTGGATACTCTACAGTGCCAACGATCACCTTTACAGGGGCACCTGGCTCAGGTACAACAGCAACTGCTGTGGCATACATAGATAGTGTGGGTATAGTTACTCAGATTGGTATTACCAATGCTGGTGCTGGATATACTGTTGCTCCTACTGCTACTGTAAGTTCTCCATTCATGGGAGGTACTGGTAACTACGTCTTTAATGAGGTAGTAACTGGTGCTGCTACTAGCTCTACTGGTAGAGTTAAGTCATGGGATGCTTCTACCTTAGAACTTAAGGTTTCTATCACTACTGGTGCATTTAGTGATGGTGAGGTTATTACAGGTAGCACATCTGGTGCTCAGTATGAATATCAGAAGGTTTCTGCTACTAATGTTGATGATGGGTTTGCTGATAATGATAGTATAGAAAGCTCAGCAGATGATATTATTGACTTTACAGAGACTAACCCATTTGGGATGCCCTAAATAATATACCAGGATTATAACAATGTTTGAATATTTTTATCACGAAATAATGAGGAGGACCATCATTGCGTTTGGTTCTATCTTTAATACTATTAACATTCAGCATACTAATAGCGATGATTCAGTTGTTAGTACGACTAAGGTTCCTTTGGCTTATGGTCCTACTCAAAAATTCTTAGCAAGATTAGAGCAAGTCCCCGATCTAAACAAACCAGTTCAGATTAGTCTTCCAAGAATGTCTTTTGAGTTAAATGGACTTAATTATGATCCTGCAAGAAAGTCTACAACTACTCAAACATTTTTAAAGGGGGTTAAAGGAGATAAGAGTACTTTAGCAAAAACATATCTTCCTGTACCATATAACTTAGAATTTGAACTTAGTATCTTTACTAAGTTAAATGATGATATGCTCCAGATAGTAGAGCAAATTCTCCCATACTTTCAACCTGCTTATACTGTATCAGTAGACCTAGTTGATACTATTGGAGAAAAAAGAGATATTCCTATTGTCTTAAATTCCATCACTACTAGCGATGATTATGAAAGTGACTTTTCTACAAGAAGAGCACTTATCTATACTATGAGATTTACTGCCAAAACCTACATGTTTGGTCCAGTTAATACAGATGTTGCTAAGGATGTTATTAAGAAGGCATCTGTTGGATATATTTCAGGTACTAAAACAGCTACTCCTACTAGAGACGTTCTTTATGCTGTTACTCCTAGAGCAACTAAGAGTTATGGTGACACTGTTGCTGCCAATTTAACTGAAAATATAGATGATAGTATTGCTATTGTTAAGGTTAATAGTGTAAGTAGTATTAGTGCTGAAAATTACATCTATATAGATCAAGAGGAGATGTATGTAGAATCTATTGATGGCACTACATTAACTGTTAGAAGGGCACAAGATAATACTACTGCTGCAGATCATGTAAATGGAGCAGAAGTTAAAGTCATTGGCACTACTGATAATAATGATATAGAATTTGGAGATGACTTTGGATTCGATGGAACTTTTTAAAAAATGACTAAACAATTTGATGAATTAAATGATGCCTTTAATGTTTCTACTGATGTAGTATCTACAGAACCTGCTGAAGTTGGTATAACTAAACCAGAGAAACATGATAGGACTGATATTGAAAGAGATTATGATTATACAAGAGGAAATTTATATAGTATTATAGAGAAAGGACAAGAAGCAATTGATGGTATTCTTGAACTTGCTCAAGAGAGTGAGATGCCCAGAGCATATGAAGTAGCAGGACAGTTGATTAAGAGTGTATCTGATGCTACTGATAAGTTAATGGATTTACAGAAGAAATTAAAAGATGTGGAAGAAGAGAAACAATCTAAAGGACCTAATACAGTTAATAATTCTTTGTTTGTTGGTTCTACAGCAGAATTAGCAAAGATGCTTAAGTCTGTTAATTTAGAAGATAATAAATAAAGTATAGGGAGAGAAATCCCAAAGTACTAGGTTACTCATAACATGTCTGACGACTATAAAAATTTGCCATCGATTGACGACTTTGAAGAGAGTTTAGAAGAACTTCCGTCACTTGCTGAGCTTATAGAAGAAAAGGATTTACCCTCAGTAGAAGGTTATATAGAAAAAGAAGAGGAAATAGAAGAATCTACTCAAACTATAGAAGATGCTAATGGAGAAACTTTTGCTGAAGTAAAAGATATTGTTCCTCCTTGGCCTGAGTTATTACGTCTAGTCAATGATGTTAAAGAGAGTATTCCTGAGATACCTGAGATAAAGTCATATGATAATGAATTACAAGAACTTTTAACTCATATAGAGCAAGTTAAGGAAAGTATTCCAGAAGTTCCTGAAGTAAGATATTATGAAGATGATATTCAGGCATTAAAAGAAGATATTGAAGGAGTTAGAGGAGATATCCCTAAGTTTCCTAAGTGGGTTAATGAGATAAATGAAGTTCCTGATTTCACTTGGATCGGGAAGACTTTTAGCGTCATAGATGAAGATTTTGAAAAGGTTAATGATAACTTACATACTCTTAAAGATACTTTTAATAATGATATAGAAAATCTTACTGAGAATTTAGAACTTAGGGATTTTGAGAAGAAGGTTGAGATTAAAGAAGTAAAAGAATATCTACAAGAAACTAAAGATAAGATATATGAGGAGTTGAAAGAAACTGCTTTAAAGATATGGGAGCATCAAAGATCTTTTAAAGATGATGATAGAAAGTTAAAGAAGAGTGTATTAAGCAAACTGAATGAAGCAAAACAGAATATTGAAAAGAAGATAGATGAGTCTAATAGTAAGTATAGAGATGCTAATAAAGAAATCAAGAATTATTTTAATGGACTAAAAGAAGAAGTTGCTAACCTTCCAGAAGTAAAATACTATGATAAGGACATTAAGAAGTTAAGTGATAAAGCAGAAACTCATACTGTTAATATTGCTGAACTTTATAAGATTGTAGAAGATATAAAGGGACAGCAAGTAGAATTAAACGAATGGACTGCTAAGTATGGTGATGTAGATCCAGCAAGACCTATAGGACCTGATCCTAAAGAAAAGCAAGGTAATGACCCTCTTACTGCTACAGATCAAAAGTTTGCTACTTTAGCAGACTTAGCAGCAAATTATAGACTTTTTGTTAATAGGGTTGAGCAGCAGTTATATACCATTGGTGGAGGTGGTGCAGGATTCATCAAAGACCTTGATGATGTAACTTTCGACAGTCAGAATAACGACTTATTAATATATCAATCTGCTACTTCTAAATGGGTTGGTATTGCTTCTACTTCATTAGGAAGTAGCACTCTTACTGGATTGGATGATGTCGATGATTCTAATCTTGGTGATGGTAGATTCTTAAGATATAATGCTACAGAGGAAGAGTTTACCTTTGAACCAGTATCTGCCACCAATTTAGAATTGATTGCTGGTGATATTCAGTCAGGTATATTGACTACTACATCTACTAGTCAAGCAACTGTTATGTCTATTAGTGCATCTACTTATAGGTCTGTTAGTTATCAAATACAAGCAGTCCAAGGGTCTAATTATAATATGACTACTATCAATGTTATTCATGATGGGACTACTACCTATATGAATGAATTTGGAACTTTAAATCAACCAACAGGTATAGCAACCTTCTCTACAGA